GATTCTGGAGTGTATAAAACCGTTAGAAGTAGCGATAACCGGTTCCGGGAAGATAAACGTAAACACCGCAAGTGAAAGCGAACTCGAAAGACTTCGAGGACTTCGAGTTGAGAAACCGGCTGGAACTCCTCGACTCGGAAACCGTGAAGCTGGCCACGATCTGTGGCACAGCCGCGAGACTTCTGTATGTCGACACCGAGGCGAAGATTCGCGCTATGAACATCTGGCCCTGGGAATGCATCTGGGTGATGGACCGCTCGATCGACGAGGTCCAGTTCGCTCTCAGATACTATGACATGGAGTACGTGAAACCTGACGGCTCGACGGAAACAAGGGAACGGGTCGAGTGGTACGACAAAGAGAAGGTAACATACTACATCAAGACTGAGAACGGCTACGTCCTGGACGACACGGAAAAAACGAACCCACAAACTCACTTCTTCGACTACGTCCCTTTGATCGAATACCCGAACAACCTCGAACGTCTGGGTGACTCCGAGAAAGTTCTCAGTCTCATCGACGCATACGACAGGAAGGAGTCGGACCTCGATTCCGAACTCGAACAATGGAGACTGGCGTATATGAAAGTTCTCGGTGCGGAACTAACGAAGGAAGTCATCAAGGAAGCGCTCAGGACCGGGGCTTACAATTTGCCGGACGGTGCGGACATGGCCTTCATCGAGAAGAACATCAATATCGAAGCCGTGGATTCACACCTCAATCGCCTCGAGACAAACATTCTCAGATTCTCCAAGTCTGTCAACTTCGCCGACAAAGAATTCACCAGCGACATCTCGGGCGAGTCGAGAAAGTACAAGCTCCTGTCGCTTGAGAACAAGTGCATTACGACAGAGCGACAGTTCTCGGCGAGCAATCAGAGAATGTTCAAGGTCCTGGCCTCGGCTCCGGCATTCAACCTTGACTGGCTGAATGTCACGCAGAGGTTCACTCGAAACCTTCCTGTCAGTCTGGAGAAAGACGCTCAGATTCTCGCCACACTCAAGGGAATCATTCCTGACGAGATACTGTACGGTCTAGCTTCCTTCATTGACGATCCGAAGGCTGTGATTGAGATGATGGACGAGCAGAGAGAGAAGCAGATGAACTACTACCCGCCTGTGAACCTCGAAGAGGATGAGGAAGATGGCGCTAACAACTAAGGGCGCTTTCGACGACTTCGAGCGATGGTACGACGGATTCACGAATCGACAGCTCAAAGAACTTGAGAAAGCCTACCGCGAATCGCTCAAGGCCACGAAAGAGCAGCTCGAAAAATACTACAAGACTTTCTCAAGAAGCGGCAAGCTCACGCTGGCCGAGATGCAGAAATACGACAGGTTGAGAAAGATGCAGAAAGATCTCGACGCAGCGATTCTCGAACTCTCGCGTACTCAGGCGAGAGAGGTCCAGACTCTACTCTCTGAAGTCTATTCAGAAGGCTACAACCGCATGGGCTGGATAGCAGAACAGGCGACAGGAATCAACCTCAGATGGTATCAGCTCCCGAAAGACTACATCAAGAAGGCTATTCAGAATCCAGTCTCGGGCCTCACACTAAATGAGGTTCTCGAGAAGAACCGTCAAGAGATCTTGTGGCGAATCCGTCAGGAAGTCACGCAAGGGCTGATAAAGGGCGAGAGTTACTTTGACACAGCCAAGAGACTCAAAGAAGCGCTCGAGGGCAACTACGCGAAGGCTCAGAGAATAGTCTGGACCGAGAGCCATAGATGCAAGGAAGAAGCGCAGCTTGATGCGATGACAAAGCTCCAGGATAAAGGAATTGAAGCCAAGAGAATGTGGGTAGCTACGCTCGATGACAGGACTCGTGACACTCACCGAGAGCTTGACGGTCAGACGGAAGATAGGGACGGATACTTTCACATACGCGGTTTGAAGACGCGGGCTCCGGGAATGTTCGGGATTGCGTCTGAAGACATCAACTGTCGATGCACAACTATATTCGTGTTTGAAGGCAGCGAACCTCGCACCAGAATGATTCAAGGCAAGGGAATAAGCGACTACATAACATACAGTGAATGGAAGAGGCAAAAGAAACTAAACAATACAACACTCTGAGGGCATATGGCACTCGGAGGGACAGGAGATATATATGGAACTCAAGGAAGCGTTGGAACTGATAGGCAAGAACCTCGAAGCACCAGAAGTCAAGGAATTTACGACCAAATTCAACCCGTTGGCAACCGTCACAAAAGACAATGTGGGTGAGTTTGTCGAGAAGAACGACGTGCTGAAAAGCTATCGTGATTCCTTTCACACGAAGGGTCTTGAGACATGGAAAGCCAACAATCTCAAGAAACTCGTGGACGAAGAGATAGCGAAAGCCAATCCGCAAGAAACACCCGAACAGAAGAAGATCAGGGAGCTTGAAAAGAGGCTCAACGAGGAGGCAGCGGCCAGAAAAAAAGAAAGTCTCAAGAATCTGGCAATCAAGAAGCTCTCTGAAAAGAAGCTCCCCGTTGATATCGTGGATAACCTGATCGGCTCTGACGAGGAGAGCACAGAAAAGACCCTCGCCGCATATGAGCAGGCTTTGGAGAGCTACAAAAAAGCGCTCACGGAGCAACTGCTCAAGAATAACGGTCGAGATCCCATCAACCCCGATCCCGCGCCGGGAATGATAACCCGCGAGCAGGCGAGGGAAATGGCCAAGAAAGACCCGGCCAAGTTCAACAAGTTGTTCGAAGAAGGAAAAATCAAACTCTAAGGAAGGTGAAAAGCAATGCCAATTGACAACTTCATTCCCGAGATATGGAGCACTAGACTCACGCGGCATCTCGACAAGAATCTCGTGTTCAAACAGCTCGTGAATACAGATTACGAAGGCGAGATTAAAGCCGCCGGAGATACAGTCAGAATCAACCAGATAGGCAACATCACGGTGAAACCTTATGTTAAGAACGTCGCGATCGCGGATCCCGACCAGCTTGATTCCGCCCAACAGCTCCTCCTCATCGACCAGCTCCACTATTACAACTTCTACGTCGATGACGTGGACGCCGCCCAGTCGAACGTGACGCTCATGGATAAAGCTATGGCCAGAGCGGCATACGCTCTTGCGGACCTGATTGACCAGGATGTCGCAGGTCTTCACGGAGACGCGGGCATAACGATGAACGACAGCGGAGCCGCTTATTCCGTCGGCAATGGAGCCGGAGACAAGAACCCCTACGACCTCATTGTCGATGTTGGTGTCGAGATGGATGAGCACAACGTTCCCAGAGAGGGTAGATGGATAGTCATTCCGCCCTGGTACCACGGAGTTCTTCTCAAAGACGACGATTACAAGCAGGCGTGGCAGAACTACATGGCCACAGGAGTCGTCCCCGCAGTCGCCGGATTCTCTGTACTCTGGTCCAACAACCTCGACATCGCTGTCGGAGGCACAGATTACCACGTCCTCGCAGGAACCAGAGAGGCTATCAGCTTCGCCGGTCAGGTCAACAAGACCGAAGCGTACAGAGTCGAGAAGATGTTCGCAGACGCGATCAAGGGACTCTACGTATATGGTCGCAAAGTCGTTCAGCCCACTTGCCTCGTCGATCTCCTCGTGGCGAAGGCTTAAGAGGTGATATCATGAGAAAACTTGCAACGATACTTGTTATTATCGCCCTCCTGGTCGGAGGGCTTACTTTTGGTACGACCATCACGGCCACTCCAACCGAAGTCACTGGTCGAGCTTTCGTAGAGTTCGACCTGAGCGATATGACTTCCCTGACGCTGACGGCCACAACCTCGACCAACGTCTCGACGGACACATACGCCTGCACATTCAATTTCGCGTATGACTCGCCGCGGATAGGCATTATGTTTGAAATCGATCCTGTGCTCTCTGATGCCTCGCCCACAGCTTACGCCACCAGTATAGTTATTGAAATTCTCCCGGGCGACTTTGGAGGTGCATCAAAAGGATCGCTGAGCACTACGCTCACCGGTACGGACACCACAAGTCTCCTGCTCGGGCCACTCGAAACCTTCCAGTTTTTGAAGTCGGGAGGCTATATTTCGGTGAAAGTCACCTGGAACGCCAGTGCCACGAACGGCGTGCCTACTGTCGAGGTATATCTATTCAAGTTCGAATATTAACGAAGGGGCCTAGACGGCCCCTTTTTGGAGGTGCTATATGGCACTCCTGACACTGACTCAATACAAAGCACTCAGGGGAATAACTTCGACAGATGACGATACTCAACTCACGGCGATAATCTCGGCGGTCGAAGCCGAGATCAAGGGTATATGCGGGTACGACTCAGACGAAGATCTCCCCTCGGCTCTCCAGCTCACGGCCTGTGACATGGTGGATCATCAGCTCCTGGAGAACTCAGGTATCAAGTCTCAGAGTCTCGAAGGCGCTTCGATCACATATGAGAGCAGCTACTCACAGAAGATTCTCGAC